CCTCCTAAAGCTCCTGCAGTGGCTAATACTAGCCCTAGATCACCCTCATCCCATTCAGGTAGATAAGCAGTCTTGAATGCTTCAAAAGGAAGCACTGCTGCCATAGATTTACCTGCACCTTTTGCAAATTGCTTGCTAGGTGTCTGAGCTGCCTTAAGGTCATCTAAGTTTCTGTAGATCTTGCCACGGAAAGATAAGACATCATCGATGTTTTCAGCTGCTTTAGCTAAACGTTTAGGAACAGTAACTAAGTTACCCCATCCCCAAGTTGCTGCTGTTACTGCTGCAATCTCTACTGGGTCTAGTGCAGATACAACACCTGCAGCTAGAGTTTTATCCCAGCCTGAGTTTGCAAGATCCTCGTAAATCTTTTGACGCTCTAAAGCGTACTTAGCTTTGTATTCAGCTTCTTGATCAGACTTAGCATCTGTAACGTAATCTTTAAAAGAATCATAAAGACCGCCTAAGTATTTCTCAGCACGTTCTCTATTCCATACGAAATTAGGATCAGCCTCGAAGTCTTCTTCAGTCATTGCACTGTAAGCAACTGAAGGAGTCCAAGTCTTTACACCACCTTCAAATAAGGCAGTGCCCCAAGACATCTCAGCTTCCTGGTCGTCTTCAGGCATCCTATATAAATATTCAGATTCCGCAGTTTGATCATAGGAATCCCCAGTGATTGAAAAAGGATTAGGAGTAAAGTTGATGTTTGGATCATTTAGCTCTGTATCCTCACCCAAAGGCATAATCTTTTGCCCTGAATCAGGTATTAATTTATCAGCCATATTTATGCTCCATCTGGTAATAGGTTATCTTGCGTACCGTATTTATTCTCCCGTTTGCTATCTTCAATTGCTCTTGCTTCTGATTCCCACCACCAAGATCTCATCTGTGAATATTTGATGTTTTGAACTGTGTTACCGTTTTGATCAGTAACTTGATACATGTTCTTTTTGTATGGATGAGGTGAGAAATGGAAAACTGCGTCTGGATTGAAATCTAGGATCTCATTGTTACTTACACGTTCTCTATAATCTGCAACGAAGAAGTCCATAGTTTTCTGCATTCTTTCCTGCATTACATCTACAGGAACCGCAGCTAGATATGGTTTACCATCTTTGCCAATCTTCTTATCTGCAAAAGCATTCATTAGCTCTACATTGTTAATAGGAATAGTAGCTGTAACACCATTCTCGAAAGTGATGTATGCATGATTATTAATAAAGTCTTGCATTACACCTTGACGTAAAGCTTCAGAATCAACACCACCGGCCGCACCTAGTGCTAGCTTGTATTGTTCTTTTAACCAGTTACGACGGTATGGGTCACCCTCAGCTGCATTAGCATCCCAAGTCCATAGACCAAACATAACCTCATTACGATCTGGATCAGTTGTGTCAGCCATCATTGAATCAAGTATTTCTTTATCAATGTTGAACACTTGTGGATTAGCTACGCTCTTAGCAATAGTTTCTGCTGGAACACTAGCTAGTTGTGCAGCCTGAATAGATTTCCAAACCTTATAGTTACGCTCACCTAGTTGCAGCAGTAGTCCTGCTTCACCACCATATTGTTGTATATGATTAGCAATCTGAGATAATTGAGCGAATTCACGTTGTTGTCTTGTGAATCCTTCTTGATCTAGTTTATCTCCTTCGTTATAACGCGAAAGGTCACGTAGAGATGCTGTGAACTTAGCTTCAAATGCTGGCACCTTAATTCTAGGAACAACAATTGCAGCCACATCTTGTGCTTTAGCAAAATCATCAGCATTCTCAGGATCCTTAAGGAAATCATCGCCCTGAGCTAAGATACTGAAGGAGTCTTGGTAAACACTAAAGACTCTATGTTTAATGTCAGAGACAGTTACTGTTTTATCTGTTCCAGGGACATTGAATGATTCTGTAGGTAATACACCATCAATCAATACCTGATTAGTTGCTTGATTAAGAAAGGCTTCGTATTTAGCTTCTTCAATTAGCTTTGCTTTTTGACTTGCAGCTTTATCGATAAGACCATTAAGCCATTGGAAATCATTGATACCACGCTCTTGGCCTGCTGCCATGATTGTTGGAGCAATAGTACGAAGAGTCTTTTCTTCACCTCTTGCTGCAAGATCACGCATGTCACGACTAATATCGAATAACCACTGTCCATTATTACGCCCTGCTTCATTACCAAGCATGGTGTTAAGTGGTCTTTCGTATGCTGCGTTATTTGTTTTATCAAGCTTATTAGATCTCATCCAGTTAAGGACGTAGTCATTACCTTGATTAGCTTCGTCAGCACCTACTTGTGCAACGATAGTGTTTAAGGCTGTACGATCTAATAGGCCTTTGCCATCTGCATACTGAGCACTAATTACTGCCTCAATAGCTTTGTTAATTGCATTTTGATCTCCACCACCTTCAACAACTTCATTGATTACATCTTGTACAGTGATTGAGAAATTATCAGATTCCTGCTCAATCCTAAGATTAAGATCATTTTCAGCTGCCTTATTAATGGCTTTTGGCATGAAGTCATCTAACTCACTGGTTAGGTGCTGCATGTACCAAGGAGACTCTGGGTTCTCTATAGACCCCTGGAATCTCTCATTAAATTTTTCTCTTACAAAAGGTTCTACTTCATTTGGTTTTAAACGTAGAGCTTCTGCTGATATATCGTTTTTGAATAGAGCAAAGTCTGCTCGTGATTTAACTGCATCCCTACTACTTTCTTGTTCCCATTCTGTATTTCTCAAACTCGTCGCAGCCTCAGCTGCACCACCAAAGAGTTTTGAAAGAGCCTCTGCTTCCTTACCAACACGTGGGTCTACGTATTCAGGAACAACATAGGTAGAGACGGGAGAGGCTGTAGGGCGTAACTGACGGGTAGGACTCGTCCTATCGACTTGTACTCGCTTAGCCATATGTCTCCTTAATTAATTACCAAGAACTCCACATCTTCTTAGCTGTATCTTTGTAACCCCAGTTCTTCTGGCCAGCTGATAATGTAGTGTGGGTGCTAGCGAAGTTAGTACCAACTCCAACACCAATCTTGCCCAATGACTGTCCAATAGAAGGTGCATAACCTTTTTGAACACTATTTACTCTATTTTTATAACTAGACTGGATACCTGCCTTTTGATCCAAAGACTGTTGTTTCACCATGTCAAAGTTACGGTCAATTGTGTTTTGCTCGACAGCTCCAGTTCTCTGGATATCTCTCAGGAGCGCACTCACTGATCCACCAGAAACATTAGACTCACCTGCGGCAGTCCTAGCTGTACCTTGTTTCTTTAAAGACTCGAGATCTTCTTTCATCTTCTCCGCGTTAGCTGCATCAGCTTCTTGGTCTAGACGTCGATTAACTGCACGATTCTCATCATCTCGAGCTATACGAGCATTACGTGCATTTTCTTTATATCGCTCATTCTGAGCATTAGCTGCTTTAACCTGAGCGTTGTGTTCCATCACACCGCTGGCTACAGTCAGCACTGTTGCTAAATCGCACATATTAATCCTCTCGAATAATTACAAATTCTAGGAATGGAGCTGGGTTCTTACCGAAGTTCTCTATTCGTCTTAAAAATTTAAAACCTAACCATTCCAACCATCTAATAGCTTCTTTGTTATCTGCATGGACATAATTAAAAAGCATGTACTTTTTAGTGAGTACATCCTCTATCCATTCTTTAGATCCTCTTAGGAATTCTCTAGCAATCTCAGGAAGCTTGTCTGAGGCTAATAACCAAGGGACACCAATGTTTTCATCAATCTCTCCATAGCCAAACATGCCTATAGGCTGTTCGTCATAGATGATAGTAAACGCCTCAACTGAGTCGCTAAATGAGATGTCTAGTGCTTCCTTAGGCTCCATGCCGTGTGAATGCCAGAGTTCTTTGACATCTCCCGTGCGGATCTGAGAAGCAAGTAAATCAACATCTTCTTTTTTAGCCGCACGAAAATATGCCATCTGTTATCTCCTTTTCGAGCGTAGTACGAAATACCCTTCCCATTCCGCTGATTGGAATTGACAAGGTAGATGGGAATCACTAACTAATTCGATTTTTACTTCACTAGCCTTAGCTAGTACTGGAAGTTTAAATGTGCCTGTAGCTAGAGGAACTTTACCAAGTAAGTTGGTACTTGCACCTACTAGACGACCTGTAAAGACAACTTCTGATGAAGTACGTTTAGTGGGGGTGATTACAGCTTTAAAATAACCAGAGTTACTGTATACGACACCCATGCGTCGAACTTGTAATCTACCTATAGTGATTGGCTCATTATCTTCTTTTACTACGAGCTCTGAAAATTCATACCTAAATGTAAAAGGTATGCCAGCGAATACTGTACGTCCTGCTGTTAACTTAGCACTCACATCAGCTGCTGCAATAATGTCACCTTTATCAGTGATATATGTCAGATTGCTATCTGTGTATGGGACGGTAGTAGTACCACCGGATGTTAATGTTACACGCCTATCTAAATGACAACTCCAGCCACCATCAGTGATTGCTGTAGCTACATCTTGAGATAGGTTGATTGTTTCTAAATAAATACCGTCAGATCTTTCAATTACAATAAAGATGTCTGATTGGTTAAAGTCTACATTTAAGACATCACCATCAAACGTCCAACGGCTCCATGAGTTCTGAACCTTTTGTTCACCAGTCCAATAATATCTATTGATATAAACTGCTTGAGGATCATCTTCGGTTAATATTAATAATGTATCTTCATTAGATGAGGCCACCATTTTGGTAACTTCACCTTCAATATATCTTGGGATATGCGAAGTGATCTCTACAGCATTTGCATTAGATTCTGTGGAATCCTCAATGAAGTATTCACGTATACCTGACCACTTACCTCTTTGGGTAGGGAAGAATACGAATCTACCTGCTGTTGCTGGTTTAGTTCTAAGAGATGCCTCGAAGTTAGTAGCAACGTCAATAGACACACTAGCTGGAGTCAATAAGTCTTGAGCTTGTAAATTAAACTGAGTTAGATCTGAGAAGATCAATAGTGACTTATTGAAAGGCACAGCGTGCTTAAGAATCGATACTTGGTTATTAGATACAGCTACGTCAATACGAGCTGAGTCTAGTAATGAGAATACCGTTCTTTGGAAAAAGTTATAGTACTCCCCTGCTTCACTAAATATGACATTTTCATCACTTAAGAAACCTAAGCGATTCCTGTGTAGGAAGATGTCATTCAGCTTATTATCTATAAAGCTAGGGAATGGATTTGTGTTGTCATCACCAGCTGCACGATCCTCCCAAGGTGCTTCTTGGAATACAAAGCTACCATTAGTTTGCTTCACTAATTGGTGAGGCATTGTGGAGGCGTCGATACGAATATCAGCACCTGGCTCTACTACCTCTTTCCAAACATATTGGCCTGAGTTAGTAGGATCTTGTAATTCTACATAGTAGTCATCTTCATCATCATCAGACTGACCTCTGATCATAATAGTGAAACCTAATTCACCTTTATCAGGTAGATCTAAGAAGTCTTTAGTTTGTCCTTTGAATGCATATAAGAATGTGTCACCGCGTGAGTCAGAAGCTCCAATTTTAAATGTGCCACCATCTGTACGCTTTATGTAAAAAGTTGAATCGTAATCAACAATTGTGAAGTAACTAGGTAAGTTGCTGTTTAAAGCATTCTGCAATTGTTGAGAAATATTATCGGTCTTAACACTAGCCTGATTTGATGCAACAGATGAATCTTGTGTTGTATATGAGGCTGTATAAGATGTTCCATTGTAATAAATTGTTACACTATAAGTTGTTTCATAATCACCTTGCTTACAATAAACAAGGGCTTCATCAGGACGAACTGTAGAAGTCGTGGTGTCCTTAAGTACTGTTGTATTTTTATTTACAATAAATGTGTAGTCAGCAATTGATGTTGCTGTTAATTCTTTTGATGGGTTTGTCAATCCACTTAAATAAGTTGCAGATCCTGTAACAGTTCTTGCAACACCATCTTGGTCAAACACATAAATATTCGAACTTGTAATTACCAGTGTGTAAAGCTCATCAGCATCACGACGAATAGTGTGTATAAAAGCGTTAGTTGCTGTTCCAGAATTAAGTAGCTTTCCAACATTTACAGTTCCTGGTCTTTTCTTTAAACCATCAACAACAGTTGATAAGCCATTTTCCTGTACCTCTGCTTGTGTTTTAAGACGTAAAGAAGGTGGCTGCTGTGATACCCCATTAATGAGATTGGGTATCGATTCTGAAATTAATGGCATTGCTCACCTCTATAATGTTGTTGTTATATTCCTATCGATGATTCTGTACACATCGTAGTTATCAAATATTGAGTAATCTCCTGTATTTGATTCAGCATCTTTAAGCTCAACTAAAGCCAACATTTCATCTTTCTCTTGGAAACCGTGGAGTTCTACAGATCCCACAGCTCGATCTTGGAAGACTCTTGCTGCCTTAACAGTTACGTAGCGTCTTAATGCTTCTGGAGTGTCTTCAAAAGGAAGAAGAACAACCATATCTACTTCAAGAGTTTCAGTGATCGTGAATGTATGATTAGTTTTGTTATAAAGTTTCTTTCCTCTTTGGACATAATCTGATTGTGAATACCCGTGTAAATCTACACGTAGGCAGTCATTAGGAAGGACGATCTCGTTAGAATTGTTTGGAACGACCTTCATTTTAATTTCTGTATTGAAGTGCCAGCCTTGTGACTGAACATCACGGCTGATTGATTCGAGAATAGTTTCAGCCATCTCAGCGTCTACCAAGCCGGAATTCAAAGAGTTGACTGGCGACTCACCAATACTGCTTAGTATTATGTTTACTGCTTCTAGTTTTGTAGTTGGAGTCATATTTACCTCGAAAAAAAAGGGAACCCATGCCGAAACACAGGATCCCTTAGATTTAATTAGTTACGCAGACAATAATGCGATAGCGCAACCTGGGCGAAGGATGTTGTGACCCATCGCGTATTTTGAAACCATCAATGTACCTTGACGTTCGATTTGGTACTCAGACTCAACACCAAGATCCATAAGCTTAACTGTAGCTGCTGCATCAGGAGTGAAGATAAGACCACGAACATCAGAGAAGTCGCCTTTATAAGCGCCAGTACGTGATGTAGTGATTGGAGACTCATCATTATCAGACAGAGCTGATGATTGATTAGTTGTTGGTAAGTGGTTAGACATCATAATCTTGACGCCACCAACCATAGGTACAACGCCGCCAGATACTGAACCTGCACCACCAACGTCCCTGTTTAACCAAGTCGCTTTAGTAGTATCAGATACATTTAGCATAGCGTAGTACTGCTCAGGCGGAAGCACACATACCGCATTTTCCATAGGTACGTTCTTCTTAGTGAACTCTTCTAATGCTGAGTAGATAGCAGCTGTAATTTTAGCTGGATCTGTAGCATCAGCAGCTGTAGTACCGATAGTTACGTTATCTGTGTAAGTTTCATCATCAAATGAAGAACCAAGTAGAGCAGCAGCTTTAGCAGCAACGTTAGCGTATGTTAGACCAGAACCAACGTCAGCAGCGTTAGACGCGATAGACGCAGCTTTAGCAACGATACGGAAGATGTTACGGTCAGCTTGACGTGCTAATGCAGCACCAGACTCTTTAGCGTAGATACCACGAACATCGTAGTGATTCATAGCTTCATCAATGTTAGCGATGAAAGTAGGTGAGATTAGTAAGTCATCAACAGTAACGATACGCTCGCCATGCTTAACTTTACCAGGATCAATCATTGTGCCTGGAGTATGGTATTCAGCAGCCGCATAACCTGTTAGAGGGAATGATGCGCTCTTACCATTTGAAATTGTACGTGTGCGGTGCAAAGGCATCGCAATGTTAGTATGTTGGAAAGCAGTTAATACTTCACCAGCATACAGCTTCAGGAACAACGAACGATCGTCGCCTGTAGCATTTATTTGACCCAAACGTGATGGGTCGTAATTTGGAAGTGCCATATTATTTACCTTTAAATAAAATTAAAAAAATTGCCTATAACAACCTTCTTTCTTCCCTTTCTCTAAGATTATCCTCCGCAGAGGGTCAAAGGTAATTGTTCGTAAATATGGTTTGTTAATAAAGTGGCGTAACCGAAGCTACGCCGGACAGGAGTTAGATGACGTTGCTGTGGGAAACTTTCCTAGCAACCATCTGCCGAAACGCTGGATCACTCTCGTATCTCGGATCTGACATATCTCGTGTCAATTCTGCGACAGAGTTGTAGACACCAGCAGATGAACCTGTTGTATCACCGGTGAACAGGTCGGGTTGTACCCCTACATCTGAACGATATCGAGCGTGTAATCCTTGAATGGCTAATAACGCCGAGTCCATATTGGTAGTATCAAGTGCGTTGTTATAAGCATCGATTTCCCCATCAGAGAGGTTATTTGCTGCCCATTCCATCATTTCTTGATACTGGTTTTCGCCACCGACTGAATCAAAAGCGGTAGTACGAATGTCACCCATTAGAGCTTCTTGCCCTTGGATGTATTGATCCACAACTGAATGTGGAATTCCTGCCTCTGCAAGAGCTGAGTAGGCTTCATCAGATAGCCCACCTGTTTCAAAGTATTCTTGGGATAAGGCATTAAAGTCGATGCCTTGCTCATCTAGAAACTCTTCGATTTCTTCTTGTTGTTCTTGCTGAGATTCAATTTCTTCATTGTTGTTAGAACCTAGTTTAGATTCCAACTCTGCATAAGCCTTTGCCATATCTTCTGGAGAATCAAATTTCTCTGGCAGCCAATCAGGCTTAGCTTCCTGAGGGTTTTCTAACGCCTCAGCTTTATCAACCATTTCTTGTTGATATTCTTGAGTCTCCTCGTGCGGAGTCTCGTCACTGTTTAATGTAATAGTATCGGCCATAGTTTTCCTGTAATTAAAAAGGGCTACCGAAGTAACCCTTAGTGTTATTGAGTAGGTTGCATCTGCTGATCAACAACTCCTTTTGCAACGGCAGGGGTGGCCTTTTGAGCCATTTGAGATATTGCCTCTTGCATCATTTGAGCTTGTTGAGCTTGAGCAGCTTGCTGTGCTTCCATCTGTTTCTGTTCCATAGACTTAATCAGTCCACGAGTATCAATACCAAGTGATGCACCTAAACGATCAATGTAATCGTCAATGTTCATCTCTTTAGCTAATACATCGGCACCTAGTGGTTGTAAGAACTTTAAGAAGGTAGCTAGTTTATTAAGATCTTGTCCTCTACCCAGAGCTTCAAGACCAGTAATGATTGAAGGCTTAAGAGTATCCTTAGGTAACTTAGGCAGCTTGCCTTGTGACTCTAAGCGATTCATGATTAGTTTAATCATTGGCATTTGCAGCTCTTGAGACAAGATACTGTAAACACCGCCTAATGCACTTTCTAACTCTTGTGCCATAAATCTGACTTCTTCAGCAGTGACACGTTCAGCGTCACGTTGTACTGATGAGTTCAATAAGAAAGCAAATGCTAGACGATCTGTAATTTCTGCAGCAGTCTGTTGTGTAACTCTGAAGTCACCAACTTTATTCATCTGTAATACATTTACATCTTCAGCTGTACCCTGGATAAATGCTCCATTGTCAGCCTTAGCTAATGCACTAACTTTAGTTGTACCATTTGGACGAACCATAAATAGTACTTTTGAACTTGCTGCTGATCCTTCTACAATTGCTCTGGTGAGTGCCTCCAATGATGAGAGGTCACCATAGAATTCTTCAACGTAGCCTCTACCATAGTCTTCACCGTCAATACGAATGAAACGTAGTGGAATAAATGGAGACTTATCTTTAGGTAGATCACCTCTAGTAGACTCAACAATTTCACCACCAACTTCTTGGTAGATATCCCATCTGCCCTCTTTCAAGCAGCAGCGAGTATAGAGATCATAGCTTTTATCTAAACCTTCACCTTTTTCCTGTAAGACATCTAAGTGTGTCTGTGGGAGTGATCTAGGTGATACTGTTTCTTTGGTAATAACTTCTAGTACATTACCCATCGCATCACGTTTCACTACAAAACGATCTAGCCTGAACACACGAATATTCCCATCTTTTGGGATATACATAAGAGCGTTACCAGTAACAATAAGATTTCTTAGTGCTTCATATACTGGAACACGTGCAGCTGATGTCTCTAATTCAGACATAGCTTGACGCTCTAATTGGGCTAGACCAGCTTCTACAGCACCGACCTTTTCTTGTCCTAATGCAGCCATAGTGGCGTCATCAATAGTAAGACGGAAGAAAGGACTATTAGGTGGGAGTAAAGCTAGTAGTAATTTAGAAGCCAGGTTGTTAACCCCTCGGGCTCCTACTGATTGAAAAGGTGTATCAAAGACAGTGTCAGCTGAGTGTCCTTTTTCAGGCACCAGCATTGGTATTGTTAACTTAGCTGATGCACGTGCCCTTGTAAGATATGTTTCCCTGTGAGCTTCTAATTCGGCATAACGATGAGCAACTGAACTATTCTTATTCAGTTGTTCCATAGGATTTATCCTCTAATTTTTGGAATGTTTAACCCTGTAAGACCTGAGCCGCCTACGTTTGCTGAGCCAGGTGATAGTGAAAGGTTAACGCGGAATTTCTTAGATCCAGATGACATACGGCGTCTCTTACGAGCTGCTGATTCTGCTCCTGATTCTAAGGATGGTTTAACGTCTGCCGCCGGAGCAGCTGCTGGAGCTGGTCTTGGAGTTGGTGGCGGAGGACTTGGTCTGCTCATGCACATATCAAATTTCCTCGTTGTATATATCAATCAGATGATCCACAACGCTGCGTTCACCTTGTTTACGTGCCAATTCTTCAATAGTCATAGGCATGCGACGAGGTAATACGTCAGGATACATACTGTTTAAATAATCAATTAATTCTTTAGAAAGAGGTGGTTTACCCCTTTTTCCTAATACTTTATTCATAAAAAGTTCCGATAACGTCCTTATTAGTCCCAGCCCCAATTATCGCCAACCATTCCAGCTGCGTTGTAATCGGTCACTGTTCCTTCAAAGAAGTTTTTAAATGAGTCACCATTGATGATCCAATCTAACCAGGACAAAGGATTATCTTTAACTTTCCAGTTAGATTTAAGACCAAGTTGAATCAATCTACGATCTGCTATGTATCGAATATATTGTTTTATTTCTTCTTTGGTGATGC